GACTATGAAATTCACAATATAGAATTGGAGAGAGATGGAAGTAAAAGCTAATATACGTATAATCAAACTTATAAATGGTGATGACGTTGTGGCACATATGCCATCAGGTGATAAACAACTGCCTGATAAATCTCCTTTAATGAGATTAGAGAAACCCTTACAAATTAAATATATTCCACAGATGACCTCTATGGGAATAAGAGATTATATTGCTCTTATTAAATGGGTAAACTATACACCAGATAAAGTTGTAACTATTCCAAAAGATAAGATACTTACTATAACAAAGGCGTCGGATGATATGTCTAAAAATTATGTAAATCTTGCAAATGATTATGACAGATTAGACCAACCGAAAAAAGCTAAAAAAGGTGCTTTCATACAAGAACAAATTTCTGAGGAAGATAACGAATTATTGAACGAAATATTTAAAGATAAATTTACAAAGAGAACTCTCCACTAGTTACTAAAGCGTTCTCCAACGGTCTACATAGACCATTATATACAAAAAACGTGAAAAGTCAAGTGCCATTCAAATCCAAAAAACTCGCTCATATTGCTAAGCAATGGCAGATAGGAGAGATTATTCCTGTCAAAAAACTATCTAAAACCCTTAAGCAATTATTACGTGTCAGCATTGACAAACGAAACAAAATAAAGTAATATGTATTATTATGAATTCACAAACAAGAATTAAGAAAAAACCAGAACATTATGTAAATAATAAGGAATTTTTACAGGCAATGATTGAATATAAAAGGTCTGTAAATAAAGCTAAAAGAGAAAAACGTAAAAAACCACCAGTACCAAATTATGTTGGTGAGTGTTTTTTAAAAATAGCAAACCACTTATCCTTTAGACCAAACTTTATAAATTATACCTATCGGGATGATATGATATCAGATGGTATAGAGAACTGTTTACAATATTTGGATAACTTTAATCCTAGAACATCTAACAATCCCTTTGCATATTTCACACAAATTATCTATTATGCCTTTGTACGGAGAATACAGAAGGAGAAAAAACAAACAACTATTAAACACCGTATGATTCAAAACGCAAACTATGATGATATGACATTGCAACCAGGAGAAGATAGAGAGTTTAAAAATCAATTTACAGAATTTCTAAAAAAGAATCTTCCACAGGAAGAACCAGTTAAGAAAACAATAACTAAAAAGAAGAAAAAGAAAAAGTGAAAATTAATAAGATTGTAATAGTCGGTGGAGGTTCCGCTGGCTGGATGACTGCTGCTACTTTAGTTAAAGCATTTCCAAATAAAGATATAACTGTAATAGAATCACCAAATATACCAACTGTTGGCGTTGGCGAAAGTACAATATCAAAAGTTAAACAATGGACAAAATTTTTGGGCATTAATGATAAAGACTTTTTAAAACATACAGATGGCACTATTAAGTTTAGTATTAAGTTTACAGACTTTAATGGAAAAGACGAGGCAGGATTTCATTATCCTTTTGGTCCAGTTATAACAGAAGGAACTCAATTAAATTATAATGATTGGTGGATAAAGAAAGAATTTTATCCAGAAACACCTGTTTCAGATTATGCAGAAAGTTTTGCTCCTAATATGGCGTTAGTTAATCAAGGTAAAGGTGCTTTTAAGTTTCATAATTTTGAACTAGACCGTGATTCTGCTTATCAGTTTGACGCAACTAAATTTGGTTTATGGTTAAGGGATCATTATTGTTTACCAAGAGGTGTTAAACATATAAAAGAAGAAGTTATTGATGTGCCTACAAATGAAAATGGTATAAAATGTATAGTTACAAATAGATATAGTTATTATGCCGATTTATTTGTTGATTGTACAGGTTTTAAATCAATGCTTTTAGGTGGTGCATTAAAAGAACCATTTGAACCTATACAAAATCTACCAAATAATAAAGCGTGGGTAACCAGAATTCCTTATGTAGATAAAACTAAAGAAGTAGAATGTTTTACTAATTGCACGGCAATAGAAAATGGGTGGGTATGGAATATACCATTGTGGAGTAGAGTTGGTACAGGTTATGTTTATTCAGATAAATTTGTAGATGATGAAACTGCTTTACATCAATTTCAAACTCATTTAGCAGGTGTAAGACCTGGTTTTGGTAATGAAGAACACGATTTTAAAAACATTAAAATGAGAACTGGTATACATCAAAGATTATTTGTGAAAAATTGTGTTGCAATAGGACTATCTGCTGGATTTATTGAACCATTAGAGAGTAATGGTTTGTTTTCAGTACACGAATTTTTAATGATGTTAGTAAGAAATTTAAGAAGAGAAAATATTACACGTTGGGATAAAGATAACTTTACGTTTGCTTGTAAATCTATCTTTAAAGGATTTGAGGAATTTGTTGGGTTGCATTATGCTTTATCAACAAGAAATGATACTGAATATTGGAAAGCAAATAATGAAAGAGTATGGGAAGAAAGTTTATATACTTTTAAACCTAAAATTATGTTAGGATATTTACAAGCCGCTTTACAAAGAAATATGGCGTCGGAGTTTCCTGTTGATCCTATGGATAGACCAGGCAAATATGGATTACATTATATAGCAGCTGGTTTAAATTGGTGTCCAATGGATTTACCTAACTTAATAAATCTAACACATAAGAGTAAAGAAGAAATAAAACAACGTATGGATCCATTTATAAAGAAATTAACTGAACGCAAACAACAATGGAATAAAGAAGTTGAAAACTTTCCAAGTTATCACGATTTTATACAGGAGAATTATTATCAATGAAGATAGCATTACTTAACGATACACACTTTGGTTGTAGAAATGATAGTCCTCATTTTGTACAATATCAATCACGATTTTATGATGAAGTATTTTTTCCATATTTAAAAGAACACAATATTAAGACGTTAATACATTTAGGTGATGTAGTTGATAGACGTAAATTTATAAACTTTAAAACGGCGAATTTCTTCCGTCAAAAGTTTATGAAAAAATTATGGGAAGAAAAGATAGATACACATATTATATTAGGTAACCACGATACTTATTATAAGAATACTAATAATGTAAATGCAATTACTGAATTATGTACAACGTATGATGGTCAAAATGAACCTTGGATATATTCAAGTCCTAAAGAAGTTACCTTTGATGGATTGCCTATATTGTTTATGCCTTGGATATGTGATGAAACATATGAAGAGTCTTTATATGCTATTGAGAATTCAAATGCGGAAGTATGTATGGGACATTTAGAAATTAAAGGGTTTGAAATGAATAGAGGATTTATGAACGAACAAGGTTTAGATAGGTCAACGTTTCATAGATTTGAAAAAGTTATATCAGGACACTTTCATAAAAAATCAGATGATGGTCAGATATATTATTTAGGAACACAATATGAAATTACTTGGAACGATTATAAAGATCCAAAGGGGTTCCATATTTTTGATACAGATACTAGAGAGTTAACTAGAATACCTAACCCTATAAGAATATTTAAAAAGATAGTATATGATGATACACAACACGATTATAATACGTTAGATATATCAAGATTTGATAATAGTTATATCAAACTGTTTATATCTCAAAAAACAGATGAAGATATGTATGAAAGGTTTATCAATAGGTTGTATAGTACATTAAATATACACGAACTAAATATATTTGAGGACGCTAGTGATGTAACTGCTAGTGTAAAAGAAGACTTAATAGAGCAAGGTGAAGATACACTTACATTTTTGGGCAAGTATATAGACCAACTTGATACAGACCTTGACAAACAGAAATTAAAAGATTATACTAAAGAATTATATAGCGAGGTAAATCAATGAGTATAGACGAAAAGAAAATGCAAGAAATGGTAGAAAGTATTAATAGGTCGCAGTTTTCACAAAATCAAGACCAATATTCATATAACTTTGACCAAAATAAAGATTATGATCCAGCTGATCCAATACCTACTAAAATAGAAACAGAAGGACATTTAAATTTTGGTCCATATGTTGCTTATTTTAAAGTACATCAAGGATTATTAGATGGACTTTTAAAAAGAGGTAAAGAAGCACAACAAGGTTCAGGAAATAGTAGATTAGCAGGATTATTAAGTGACCAAAGACGTTATAGTAATGAAGATAAAGAGTGGTACATAAGACACTTTCAACCATACATAGATGAATATGTTGAAGGACATTGTAGATTTGTTGGACAACCATTTAATGAAGCACAATTTTCAAAATCATATACGTTAATGGATTTATGGATTAATTTTATGAAAGAACGTGAATATAATCCTCAACACTCTCACGGTGGACAATTTTCTTGGGTTATATATTTAAAAACACCAGACATAAAAGCAGAAAGAGAAGCATTTAAAGGAACTGGTTTAGGTCCTGGAGTTATAGGTTTTCATTATGGTGAAAATCAAGCACCAAAATGGGCAGAACACTCATACAAATATGAACCAATAGTAGGATATATGTGGATATTTCCAGCGCAATTAAGACACGAAGTATTACCTTATACAACTAAAGGAGAAAGAATAAGTGTATCTGGAAATTGTTATATGAATCCACCTAATCAAAGAACAACGTTTTTGAAAACTGAAGGAGCAGAACCATATGTTGGATTAGGACGCAAAGGTAAAATAACTGGAGATTATGTCGGATTAGGCAAAGATAGAATATAATTTTTAGTTTTATATTATGATACAGTTTAAGAAGATAAGTTATAAAAACTTTTTATCTACAGGTAATGTGCCAATTGAAGTTGATTTAAGAAAATCACAATTAACATTAGTTATAGGAGCAAATGGTAGTGGTAAGTCTACATTGTTAGACGCATTATGTTTTGCTTTATTTAATAGACCATTTCGTATTATTAAGAAAGACCAAATGGTGAATACTATTAATGCTGGTAATTGTGAAGTTGAATTAGAATTTAATGTAGGACCAAAAGAGTATAAAGTTATAAGAGGAGTTAAACCAAACATCTTTGAAATACATTGTGATGGACAACTGATAAGTCAAGACGCAAGCGCAATTGATTATCAAAAGTATCTTGAAAATAATATTATGAGGTGTAATTATAGGTCGTTTTGTCAAGTAGTATTATTGGGGTCTTCTTCTTATATGCCATTTATGAAAATGAGAGCAAGTTTTAGAAGAGAGGTCGTTGAAGAGATTTTAGACATAAGAGCATTTAGTAGAATGGATACTATATTGAGTGGTCAA